TGGAGGGGCTGGTGGAGGAAAATCCGCCATATGTCTAATGAAAAATTTAGATGCTATCCATGACCCTAATTTCAGATGTACTATCTTACGTAGAACATACCCTGAATTATCTCGTGCTGGCGGTTTGATAGATGAATCTAAAAAAGTATATACAGAATTCAATGCTATCTATAAGGCACAAGCTAAAAAATGGGTGTTTCCGTCTGGAGCAGAAGTAAACTTTGCAGCTATTGCTACAGACGATGATCTAGGTGGTTGGCAAGGTTCACAGTTAACTCGTGTACTGATTGATGAAGCTGGCGATAAATGGCAAGAGAATCAAGTACTATTCTTGCTATCGCGTATGCGTACAGCAGATTCAAGTATACACCCACAGCTTATAATGACAGCTAACCCTGATGCAAACAGTTTTCTAAAAAAATGGGTAGATTATTGCCTAGACGAAAACGGAGTCCCAAAAGAAGGTACTGAAAATATTATCCGGTGGTTTGTTGTATTAGAGTCTGTAGTACATTGGGCAGATACACCACAAGAGTTATATGAAAACTATGGTAAAGACCGTGGCCTAATTAATACTTACGGACTTAGTGCTGAAGAAGTAAAAAAGATTGATCCAAAACTATTGTTCATACCTAAATCATTTAGGTTCATTCCTACAAATGTTTTTGATAACCCGTACCTATTACCGCCTAAGAATAACTCTTATTTAGCTAACCTTTTAGCACAGCCAAGAGTAAATCAATTAAAATATTTGCATGGCTCGTGGACTGCAAAAGCTGAAGGTGAAGGTTTTTGGAAACGTGAGTGGATAGAAATAATAGATAAACCTCCTACAGAAAATATAATTAAAACTGTTAGAGCATGGGACTTAGCATCTTCAGAACCAAGCGAAGCTTATCCAAACCCTGACTGGACAGCAGGAGTAAAAATGTCCAGAGATAGATTTGGAACTTACTACATTGAAGATGTAGTTAGAATTAGAAAGACAACTGCTAGTGTTATTGATGAAATTATCAAGACAGCAAAGATAGACGGAATTGATGAGGTAGAAGTAGTTGTTCCTCGTGATCCGGGACAAGCTGGAGCACAAGCTAACCTATTTTTAGTTAGAACATTAGCAGAACATGGCATTTCTGTTAAATCAGCAAAAATGGTAGGCGCTTCAGGAAAGCTAAATCGCTTCTTACCTTTTGCTGCTATCTCTGAGGCTGGAGCTGTAAAAGTAGTAAGAGGCGACTGGAATGAGCCATATTTTGCAGAATTAGAAAATTTCATCCCAAATAACAGGAATCAAAAAGATGACATGCTCGATAGTACCAGTGATGCATTTAATGTGATTTCTAAATCAATACAAATACCAACATTTGTAATGCCAAATATTACAAAACAAAGTATAACTTCTCAAATTAACTCTTGACAAAATACATTTAAGATGTATTATGTTGAAATAAAAGGATTAGAATATGGCCGAAGATAAATCTTTGCAGCCTGATTCTGATGCAGTTGTGCCTAGAATTCGTTTAGGTGAAGTAGGTTATAATGGCCTACTACATTCTAATAAGCAAATTCTTGAAGAAGCTAATAGATTATTCCGTTATCCTCAGTTTACTAAAGTAGTCAATGAGATGAGAAATGATGCAACAGTTGCATCTAATCTCTTGGCTTATAAAACATTGATAGGTAGAGTGGAGTGGTCTGTAGAGCCTCCTGTTGGTGCAACAGATGCTCAGAAGCAACGGGCTAAATTCATCGAACAATGTATGCACGATATGGAGCACTCATGGAGTAGCTTCATTACAGAAATCACAAGCTATCTAGAATATGGTTTTGCTGTACACGAAAAAGTATTTCGTCGTAGGCTTAAAAATCAGGGATCAAAATTCAATGATGGCTATGTAGGGTGGAAAAAATTACCTCCACGTAGTCAGACAACTATCTCTGGATGGTTATATTCAGACGATGGCAGAGATTTACAAGCTATCCAACAAGATATTTCAAACCTTTCTACACAAGCTTTATATGCATTATCACCAACAGCTAATGCTAGAATAGAAATTCCAAAATATAAAGTATTGTTATTTACTTGCGATAGCACAAAAGAAAATCCAGAAGGTAGAAGCCTGTTAAAAGGAGCCTATGTCGCTTATAAGCGTCTAACACTACTGCAAGATCAGATGATGATCGGCGTAGCGCGAGACTTAGGCGGCGTACCCGTATTCGGTATTCACCCTCGTTACCTTGATCCGAATGCATCCCCTGAAGAAAAAGCAGTAGCCGATTCATTTAAATCTATTGGTGAAAATCTTACCACAGGTTCACAAGGCTCTGTAGTAATGCCTTTAATGTATGACCCTGAGACAAAACAGCCTATTTTTAAAATGGAGTTGTTAGAATCTAAGGGTGGCAAAGCATATGATGTTCCTGAAATTTGTAAGCAATTACAAGATGATATTTCAGCAGCTATGTCTTGTTCCACATTGCGGCTTACAGGAAGTACAGCGGATAATTTCTCTGTTGGAACAGGTAAAACAAATCTACTTTCATTACATCTAGCTTATAGACTAAAAGAAATTGCTGATGTAATTAATAATGACCTTATTCCTCAAACATTTGCATTAAATGGCTGGTCTGATACTGAGTATCCAAAAATTGTATTTGGTGATTTTGACCGTCCAGCAATGGAAGAATTTAGTAAGATGCTACAACGTGTAGCTTCTGTAGGGCTAGTAGAGTTTGATCGTCCAGTAGCTAACATGGTACGCGAGTATATTGGTGTACCTGTAAAAGAAGATGATGAGCCTATTGATAAAGAAGCTCTAACTAATCAAGGTGGAACATCTAAATCAGGTCAAGGCTTTGCATCACCGGCTGGTGAAGGCACAGCAAAAACACCATCTGGTCAAGAAAACTCTAGTAAAAACATTGAGAATGCAGGATAGGAGCCTCAAATGGCAAAAAAGCAGAGCCTATTGAGGCTCACAAGTATCGCTTATGATACACCACATCTTATCACAACATTTTCGCTAGATAAACTTCTATCTTATCTTGATAACCGTAATGCTGGCCTAATGCTTCCTATGCCAGATCAAGAGGATGAAGGCGAAGATGTTATTGATGACATGGACGATATGGAGGATGGAGTAGCTTATATCAAAGTAGATGGAGCTATTACCTATCAACCTGTATATGGTATGTGCGGAGAAGTAAAAGGCTGTTCATATAAAGGTCTTTTAGAATGTGTAGAAGATGCAGCAGAATCTGGTAAGAAAATTATCGTAATGGATTTTTCTACTCCGGGTGGACAGGCTTCTCATGCATTTGAGTATGCAGAAGAAATCCGTAAAGTATGTGATGATAATCAAATTAATCTAATCGGTTATGTAGATGAGATGGCATGCAGTGCTGGCTATCTATTAGCATGTATATGTGATGAAGTTATTGCTAATCCAGATTCTTGCACAGGCTCTATTGGTGCTGTAGTGGCACTGACAGATGTATCTAAAGCTATGGAGCAAGCTGGCATTAAACGTATTTATATTACATCTGGTGATGCAAAAGTACCATACGCGGAAGATGGCTCATTTAAGAAAGATTTTATTTCTAAAATCCAAGCTGATGTTGACATGCTAAATACACGCTTTGCTAACCATGTGGAAAAGTATACAGGCATTCCAGCAGCAGATATTAAGGCATTGAATGCTGAAACATTTAATGCTGAAGAAGCCATGTCACTCGGCCTTATTAATAAGATCATGACAAATGCAGAATTTGTAGCTTACGTTGCTACAAAATATACAAGTAATAAACAAGGAGCAATGTAATGCTTGATCGTTTGAAAAAGCAACTAGGTATTAAGGATACACCAGTAAGCCTAGAAGCACAAGAACTACAAACTCAATTAGCAAGTTTAAAGACTGAGTTTGAAAATGTAAAACAAGAGCTAACTTCGCAAATTGCTAGTTTAGCTGCTGAAAAAGACAACCTAGAAGCAGCCCTAGCAACAGCACTAGAAGCAGTTGCAAGCTTAGAATCAGCAGCAAAAGAATCTGCTGAAAAACAGTTAAATGACAAACTAACAGCACGAAAAGCTAAATTAGAAAATGTCATTGGTACTGCTAAAGTAGATGCAGCTTTTGAAGCTGTAAAAGGTTTAGAGGATGCTGCATTTGATGCTGTAGTAGCTGCAATGGCTACTTCATTAAATACTGAGGCTAAATCTGAGCTTTTTCAAGAAACAGGCGTGGCTGAAGAAGTTGAGCCTAGTAAAGTAATGAGCACAGAAGAAAAGATTCTGCGCGATAAATACAATCAAAATTAAGGAACTAAACAATGTCCGTTATTTCAACAGATTACAGCCACTACTCAAATCTAGTTAAGGCTAGTGATTCAGACCGTACCGAACTCTTCCATGAGCTTATCACAGTTAATGAAGGTTCACAATCATCTTATGTAGTAGGTACTGCACTAGGTAAAGTTGCTGCTACTGGTAAATATAAAATTGCTGTTCAATCAGCAAATGATGGCTCACAAAATCCAGTAGCCATTTATGTAGGTAATAACTTTGGTACTTCAGCTCCACTAACTGTATCTGCATCAACTGATACTAAAGTTCTTGCTCTAGCTCGCGGTAAAGTTGTTGTTAGTCTAGGTGCTCTAGTATTAGATGCTTCATATAACGATAATACCAAAAAACAAGCTGCATATGACTCACTGAAGTCAGTTGGCATCATTGTTGACACTGCAGTTTAATAAGGAATAAATAACATGCTAATTCGCAGCTTTGGTAATAACTTTCAGGTTTCTGATTGGACACAAGAGCTTAATGTAGTCCCTAATCAATGGGGTACAATTGGTCAATTTGGTATCTTCGCAGAAGAGCCGGTAGCATCAAGCACTGTAGCGTTTGAAGAAATCGTTAAAGACGGTGCTGTTATCGTTGACCGTGTTCGTGGTGATCGTGGTAATCAGAATAAAGATTATACTCGTAAAATCCATACTTTTGCTGTACCACACTTCCCGCTAGATGATGCGATTTATCCAAAAGACCTAGCCAATGTTCGTGCTTATGCTGAGCCTAATGCGGCTGATGAACTATCCCTAGTTCGTACTCGTAAAATGGAGCGCATTGCACAGAATCATAGCTGGACTCTTGAGTTTGCTCGCGCCCAAGCTATCACTGCTGGTACTGTATATGCTCCAAATGGTACTGTAACACAAGATTGGAACAGTGAATTTGGCTGGACTCGTGCTACTGTAGACTTCGTATTTGGTACTGGTAATACTGAGATTCTAGATAAGATTGAAACTGGTATTGCTTCAATTCAAGATAACGTAAGCAATGGTCAATCAATTACTGGTATCGTAGCTTTCTGTTCACCAACATTCTTCGCTAAGCTAATTTCACATCCAACTGTTAAAGCAGCTTACCAGTACTACACCAGTACTCAAGAACCTCTACGTCAGCGTCTATCTGCTGGTGGTGGTAACAGCGCTGCTACCGTTCGTCGTGAATTCTTCTACGGTGGCGTACAGTGGGTAGAAATGCGTGATAAGTATGCTGGTACTCAGCTAATTACATCTGGTAAAGCATACATGGTAGCTCAAGGCACTGATGCATTCAAAACCTACTTCGCTCCTGCTGAGCGTTTTGGCCTAGTAAATACTCTCGGCGAGCGTATGTACATGTTCGAAACTCCTTCACAGAATGGTACTAAGATTGAAATTGAAACAGAATCCAATTTCTGTAACGCAATTCTACGTCCACAAGCTGTAGTTGAGTGCTTCACATCTAACTAAGATGTAATGAATGGCCCTACCTTATTGGTAGGGCTTATTCACGTTCTATTTTAGCTTCAAGATATTCTTGCTGTTAAGATAGCACATGAATAAGGAAAACAACATGGCAATTATTGATCCTACCACAGATGTAGGTAAATTAAGATTACGGCTCGGCGATTGGGGGGATGTTGAATGGTTGTCTGACGCTGTATATGAACAAACTCTAGCTGACTGTGGGAATAATCTTAGAAAATCCGCAGGACTTCTAGCTCAATATATTCTTGCAATTTTAACAAGATCAACCCGATCCAGATTAGCTCAGATAGAGAGCTATGACAATCAACAATTTGAACAATATCGTAGATTTATTATTGATACTGTGAGTAATCCGGCAATTATGAATATTGCTCCAATAGCTTTTGCTACAGGAGATACGGAGAATATGCTAATTAATTTCCAATCTCTTTGGAATGCTGGATATACCTCTGATACAGTAGAAGATAAGATGAAATTAATGGCTAGTATCTATCTGGATGATATTGTATGAACTACGTTGACAAATATGTTAGGGTAGTTAAAAAAGAGATGGATAGAATGGGCTTTGATATTATTATTCAAAGAACAGATCAAAGTATTTATGATCCAGCTACTTCTACTATATCTAATGTTGTTAAGGAATTTGAGTGTAGAGGTTTACTATTTGATTTAAATCTTCAGTCAAATGGTGATGGAACAAAGTACAATACACTTATTGAAGCTGGTGATAAACAACTGTTTATACAACCTCCTGAAGATGATGGTTTTTACCACACTAGCAATATCGACCTTATTAGACCAAATAAGGATACAGTAAAGATAGGTGACAGAATTTATACAATAGTAACATTTAAGCAATTAAATCCGTCTACACAGAATAGCGTTTTGTTTGAGTGTTATATCAGGGGTTAAAATGCCAACTAAAATCAGATCAGACGGTTTATTTGAAATGGTAATTGCTCCGGGTGATATTAAAGACTACGGTTTTGACTGGTCAGATGAGCTATCACCAGAAGCAATTGTTACAAGTACATGGACAATAACACCGACGTTATCTTTGACAAATGATTCAATAGGGGGTTATGTAACAAGAGTGTATGTAAATAACCCTGTAGTTAATAAATCTTACATGCTTACTAACACAGTTGAAACTCCAACTTTACGAGAAAGCAGAACTATCGTATTAGTTTGTAGACCTGTAAGCTTATAAGTAGTATTGACAAACTACATTTCCGGGCTACAATACATAAATAGAAAGAGCAGCACATGGCTTCTAGAAAATCATTTACTGAGCAAATGGCTAAGGCGATTGAGAAGCAGAAAAAAGTAATTGATGAAACTTGCTGCCAAATATCAAGAGAGCTTTTCAAGCTAGTCGTTGAATATACTCCTGTAGGTAAAGATAATTATTGGGGCATTTATTACCAAAATGCCAAGCCGGGAACATTAGTTAATAACTGGCAACCTGCAGTAAACTCTATAAATCTTTCAACACAACAAAGACCCGGCCCTGACAAATCAGGAGTTATAAGACGAATAGATGGTTTAATAAAAAATGGCTCTTTTATAGCTGATGGATATGTGAGTTTAAGTAATTCTACACCATATGCTTATATGGCTGAATACATTGGCTGGCCTAAGCCGAAATGGCGTGGAGTTACAGGCCCATATGCTATGGTAAGAAAAGCACTAACAGATACAACATCTAAATATGTGTGAGGATAACAATGTCTGTTAGAACAGATTTAGAAACTAGGCTTAATCAATGGGCTTTAACAAGAACACCAGCAATTACTATTAGTTGGGAAGATTTTCCTTTTGATAAGCCTTCAGATGGAAGTCAGTTTATACAACCAATTATTATTCCAGCTAGAAGTAGAAATACGGCTGTGAATGGTAGGAATTACAGAGAATTTGGTATATTCCAAATTAGCATCTGGACTCCAGAAGGTAGCGGAGCTGCCGCAGCAGAAAATCTAGCTACTGAACTAATCAACTTGTTCCCTGTATTCCCGAAATTTTCTGATACAAGCATAGAACAAGTTGGCAGTTTAAGTCAACCTGAGTCATATAATGGTTGGAGAGTTGTTAACCTCTCTTTTCCTTATAGACGGGAAACAAAAACAATTTAAGGAATTTAAATGGCAACTATTGCTCAAACAAGTATGCGGCAGAATGGGCCTGTGACAGTAACTACCACAGCCTCTACCGCTTCAGATACTCTAACTTATGTACCTAATACTTTCCAAGTATTAGCGGTACGTAATACGACTGGCGGTAACTTAGATGTTACTATCGACGGCTCTGGTTCTACTACCATCTCTCCAGATGGTTATGGTGGCACAATTAGCGTTGCTGCTGGTAAAACTTTTACAGTTCCAGCTAACGGAACAGTTCTTGTTAATCTAGACAGTATTAAAGCTTTCCTTTCTGGCACTATTGCAATTACAAATACTGGCACAGCCGGTCAGCTAGTTTATACACTACTAGCTCTATAATAAAGGATTAAATAATGAGTGGTGCATTTACATCTGCGGGTAGTTCAATTTCTATCGGCAATCCACCGGGTGCAGTGACCCTAGCAGGTCTACAAGCTGTATCATATACAGAAATCGCAGAAGTTACTGACATTGGCGAATTCGGTAAATCATATAATCTAGTTACCCACAATCCACTAAGTACACGCCAAACCATTAAGCGTAAAGGTTCATTTAACAATGGCACTATCGCTCTACAAATGGCTCGTGTTCCTACCGATCCGGGTCAAACACTTCTAGCTACTGCTGTAGACAGCGATGCTTCATATAGCTACAAAGTAACTCTACAGAATGGTACTAACTTCTACTTCACTGGTCAAGCTATGGGCTATCCAGTAAAAGTAGGTGGTGTTGATTCAATTACTGGTTCTACATGTAATATTGAAATCGATTCAACGATTTTCCAAGCTTAATTTAAATAAGCTAATAAGGGGCTTCGGCCCCTTTTATTTCCTCTCTACACCGACAACTAAGGAGAACTAAATCATGGCATTTAACCTATCAGCCCTAAGTACTAAAGATCAATGTGTTGTACATCTACGTCATCCAGTTACTGATGAACTACTATATGATGGCGATGATAAAAAGAAACCAGTACAAATTATTGTAAATGGCCCCGGTAGCTCAGCTTATCGTAACGCTATTACTGCTATGCAAAACCGTCAACTACGCCGTGGCAAAAAACAAGTGAGTGCAGAAGTGCTACGTGAAGAAGGGGTTGAACTTTTAGTAGCTTGTTCAGTAGCTGCAGAAAATCTTGCATATAATGGCGAAGCTATCACCGATAAAGAAACTTGGACTTCACTATATAGTGATCCATCTCTAGGATGGGTGCGTGACCAAGTAGACGCAGCCATCGGGGATGTAAGTAATTTTTTACCGAGCTAAAACCTAAACTGCAATTACATGTACGTCATCTGGCATGGTTAGCATCATGCCCAGATGATACAAAATCAAAAGATAAGCGGAATAGGTTTCAAAGATTTCAATCTTTAAATCCAGATGCTCAAGAACTCATTTTACCAGAGTGTGATGGGGCCGAGTATCTGGTAAACCTACTGCATGAAGCTGGCCCTGTCGGAAGCAACGGTTATGGTGTCGAAGGTCTTAAATGGACTGAGATACAAAGCTGGTTGTCTTTGACAGGGCTTTTGCTTTCTGCGTGGGAGATTTCTTTAATAAAAGAGTTGTCTGATGAATATGCTTCTCAGTACAACCAATCAAATGGCAAAGATTGCCCTCCACCATTTATCTATAAGCTACCAACTAAGCAAGAGCTTAACGATAAATTCGCAGCAATATTTATGAATAGACCAACAGTAAAAGCATAAGGAAGCCGCTATGGCAATGGACGTAACTACCCTTTCAATAAAAGTAGAAAGTAAAGGCATTAATGATGCTACAAAGGCTCTTGATGCTTTAGGCTCTCAAGCTGAGCGTACAGAGAGTGCTATTTCACGTTTATCTGGCAAGATGACAACTACATCTGCCAGTATTGGAGCTATTAAAGCGGCTCTACAGCAGTTACGCTCAGAGTTTGCTAATGCTTTTCCTGTAGGCTCATTTGCTGCAGTAAATGCCTCTCTTAAAGAGCTGGCTAAGACAGTAGACACTCTAAAAAATGCCATTCCAAAAGGTAGCATGAATATCAATTTTAAGGATATGGGGAGAGATGCTGAAGTAGCCCGTAAAGGTGTTGCAAGCTTAAATCAGTCTTTAATGGAAGGCCACAATGTATTTCAAGTAGTTGGTAAGAGTTTTTATCAGCTACGTAATCTGCTTGGTGGAGCAATGCTTGCAGCAGCATTAGTAGATATTGGTAAAGCTGCTATTACAGCAGCAGATGGTTGGACACTAGCACATTCAAAGCTACAGATTTTTCTAGGCAGTGCTTCAGTAGCTGCAGATGCTCAAGAAAATTTATATAAAACTGCACAGAAATTAGCTGTACCAATGGAAGGTATGACTACTCTATTCACTCGTCTAGTTCCTGCTATGGGTGAATATGGCTACAATACTAAGTCAGCTATGGAAGTTACAACAGGCATGGCTGCAGCCTTAAAAATTAGTGGCGCTACTACTGCTGAAACTAATTCTGTATTGCTCCAGTTTTCTCAAGCTATGGGGGCTGGTGTTTTACGTGGGGCTGAGTTTAATGCTGTTGCTGCTGGCGCTCCAATTATTCTACGTATCCTATCACAAGAATTAGGTAAGAGCCAAGGTGCATTAAAGAAGATGGCCTCTGAAGGTATGCTGTCTACAATCACAGTAACAGAGGCGTTGAAAAAACATTGGGCAGAATTAGCTGAAAAAGCAGCAGATATGCCTCTAACTGTAGGTCAAGCATTTACCCTTTTAGGGGACTCTTTCTCACGTTTTGCTGGAAAGATGAATGAAGCTACAGGTATTACAACTAAACTAGCTCAAGCTATTAAATTCATCGGAGATAATCTAAACATTATTGTTGGTGTAATTGCTGGCGCTGCAGCAGGGTTTATTACTTATAACGTAGCTATGGGTGTTACTGCTACAACAACAGCGGCAGCAGCCGTGACTACATCTGCTTATACTGGTGCCCAAATTGCAGCTACAGGAGCAACATTAGCCACGGCAGAGGCTACAGGGGTGTTACGTGGGGCTTTAACACTATTAATGGCGCATCCAATTATTCTAGCTTTAACAGCTTTAGTTGCCGTGGTTGTAGGCTTAGCCGTAGCTTTTGGTGGAGCTAAAACTGAAGCTGAAAAAGCAGGCGAAGCTTTTGATGAAGCTATTAAGCGTGGGGATGTTGCTGGAGCTATGAGAATCCAGCAAGCAGAGGTAGAACGTACAAAAGTAGCTTATACAATGCTAGCCTCTGAAATCGGTAGGATCAGTCAAGAGCAAGAAAAAGCTAAAGCTCTAGGTTTTTCCAACCCAACAGCTAAGGAGCAGATGGACGCTCTAATTAAGAAAGTTAAAGAACTCGGTACAGCTTATGGTGAAGCACAGAAGAAATTAGAAGCTTTACAAGAGCAGCAGTCAGTAGAAAAAATCAAAGTTAATACTGCAGCTATTGATGCTGAAATTGCTATTCTTGATGAAGAATTCCGACTGAAGCGTAAAATGACTGAGGCTGAAAAAGATCAGTTTAAATTGCGTCAAGATATTGCTAATCGTACAAATATGAGTGCTAATGAGCAAATTGCTGCTAGTACTCAGTTACTAAAGCTTGATGAAAAGATTACTAAGGAGGCTCGCAATAAAGCTCTCTTAGATGCAATGAAGAAGTCTGCAAGAACAGAAGAGTCTTTAGAAAAGAAATATACAAATCAGTTAAACTCTGTACAAGCGTTTATTAGTGCGCAAGAGGAAGAGTTAGAGCTACGTCGAAAATTAACCTCTGGTGAAAAAGAAGCTTTAAAAATCCAATCATTCATGGATGCAAATAAAGCTAAAGGTTCTGCTGTAAAAGAACTTGAAACATTAAAAGAGACTGTTAAGGTTAACTCTGCTTTAATAGACTTAAAGAAAGAAGCTTCAAAAATAGAACAAGCAGAATTAGCAGCTAAGACTCAGCAATTTGAAAGAACACAGCAATATAATGCAAGTTTATTTGAGTCTAACAGAGCTATTGCTGAAAAGATTGAATTACAAAAGTTAGCTAATAGGGATGTAAGTCAAACAGCATTAGGAACTCAACTTCTAGCTCTACAGGCTGACAGAGATAAGATTGAATTTCTAAAACAACAAATTGTAGCTAATGAAGCATTGATAGACGGTGAAATCAGATTAGCATCAATTAGGGCTGCAGCCAGAGGAGATAAGGCCGGCATGCAGGCTGCTGATAAAGAAGCTGAAGCAGCAACAAAGCGTAT